AGATTGATCAAATACATCAATATGCAACGACTACTACTCCTACAGGTAGAGCAAAGAAAGTTTCCGAAGCTAAACCAAGTGCTGGATTGAGTGCTGCCAAGAAATCAGCAGTTGTTAAAGATGCTAAAGCAGGCAAAGACATTGGTAAGCCAGGTAAGAGTTTTGCCAAGACAGCTAAGGCTGCTGGTGGTGGTGAGAAAGGTGAGAAGATTGCCGCTGCCGCTATGTGGAAAAACATGAAGGAAGATGTCAAAATTGCCGAAGCTAAAAAGAAAGCTGAAGTAAAAGGCTTACCCGGCAATCAAGAAAAGATTGATGCAGATCATGACGGTAAGATTGAAAAATCAGATTTGGCTGCATTACGTGCTGGTAAGAAAGAAACTGTTAAAGAGTCAACTGACTTAACACGTATGAAAGAGTTCCTAACTCGCTTAAACGGGTAATAGTATGCAAATCATTGACGTAGATCCGTTATTTATTTTGGAAGAAACTCCTCCGCCAATGACTGGCGGAGCCAGTCATAGCGGAAATAAAAGCGGTAAACCTTACGATTATCAAATGAACGCATTACAATCTCTTTTGACTACAGAAACTGAACCTTGGAAGCAAAATTTAACTAAATGGCGTATTAAAAATTTAGAAACTAATGGCATGACAGCATTTCATACGGACTATACTAAAAACGCAGGTGGTATATCAACTCCGATACAAGTATTAGACTCTGAAAGCTGGCTTAAAAAAAATCCAAGTTTAGCAAAACGCCTGCCACCAGAATGTTTGCCGCCTGTTGCACAAGCCACTCCTGTTCAACAGCCTAGTATTATTGATAAAGTAAAAAAGGCTTGGGGAGATTGGGAGCCTGCTTATAAAAGAGACGCAGACAATTTAGAAAGTAGCCGTGAAGAACAAGGACTTGGAAATTTTGGTGGAGCATCTGGCCGTTTCAATCAAAATGAAAATGCAGAATTGGATCGTATTAAATATTTAAGTAAAAAATTCAAAGGGTAATAACATGGACATGAAAAAGCTTCTACAGGCAATGGATGGCATTTCTACAAAGCCTGTAGAAGGTGTTGATAGCATGAAGAAATTTGTGTCCATTATCCAAGAAGGTGCTAATCCACACAAAGTCACGTTGCCTGTACAAATGGCAATGCAACATTATCAAACAGAAAAAAACACAAAACCAATACGTAAAGATAGATTAATTGACAAGTATTTTACAGAAGCTGAAACTGCCATTACACAACGCAAAGAAGAAAAACGTGCAAAGATAAATCAGTATGCCAGCGTTATTGCTGAACGTGTGTTGATGAAAGAGTCTATGGCAGGAGTTGGTCTTCAGCCTATTGACGAACTTTCAACTGAGTTGTTGGGCAAGTATAAAAAAGCCGCTGGTGCTGATGCTAAGAAGGCAGATGCAGAAGGCAACTTTGAACGTGGAAACAAACGATTCAAAGGTATTAACAAAGCTACTATTAAGCAATTTGACAACGATGCTAAAAAACATAAAGAACAAGGTATAGCGGAAGGCTCGGAGAACAATAATATAACAGCACAAAAAATATTCTTTGCTCGTAGCGATAAAACACCCAAAGGCTGGAGTTATGACCATGTTGGATTTATAACTCAGGATGGACGGCAAATTCAAATGAGTGGACACAAAGGTAACGATGTATATGTTACTAATGATGTTACTGATGATCCTGAATTTCCCAAACAAAATATCAAAATTGTATCATTATCAAAACCAGTATCAGTTCCTACAACCAACTCAGTAGGTGCAGAAAATTGCGGAACATTTGTAGCAAATGTATTACAAGCAAATGGTATAAAAGGTATTGATACACAAAAAATATACAGTGTATTCAAACAACCACAGAAACAAGGTGTGGCGGAAGGCTTGGAACAACTACTAGCATTAAGAAATAAAATTGACGAAGCAATAGAGCAATTAAATAAGAAGTAATCGGAATTTAAAATGAACTTTAGAGATTTAGTCACACGCTTAGATTTAATTGAAGACTCTAGCTTAACCTTGGCAACTGTACAAGCTGCCGAACAAGCAGCCAAAGAAAAAGCGTCAGTGGAAAAAGCTAAAGGCGGATGGACAGGATTTACATCATGGGATCCAAAGACTGCTGGTAATATTGCCATTGCAAAATTAGCACAGCAAAACAAGTTAGAAGGGTTATTTAACAGCGAAGGTGACTTTATTATTGCCTACGGCGATAATGAATGGAGTTCCAAAGAAGGGCAATCTCCCCGCACTGCACCTCCAACACCTGAAGATTGGAAACCACTTGCTTCACTGGGACTAATTCCTGACAACGCAAAAGGTCCAGCTGGATTAACCAATTGGCTAACTGGTGGCAAATCGCAGAATGAATTTGATGCTGTCAAACAACAATCTGCAGGTGTAAGACAATCAAATGATGCCGCAGTTACTCCCAAGAGTTCTGTACCACGAACAGACATGCAAAAAGCAGACGAAGTAGATGACTTGATAAAACAGTATCTTGGAAAAACTGTTTCCAGTGCAGATAGTGACTCAACAACAGTGGCCAGTGCAGACGGAGAAACTGATGACTTGGAAGGTGACCAGGCATTTGCCGAAGGCATGTACGAGTCATTAGTTGAAAGTTTTGGATATGCGGCTGAAGCAACTTCTGTAATGGGAGTAAATGTTCCGACCACCTTAGATGAATTTTATGCAATACCAATTGTGACTCTTCCAAACGGCGAGGTAATATACGACGGTGCAGATTTAGTATTTGATGTAGGATTGTCTGTGGTGTCTGCATTTATTGGACCACTGGCTGGCCCAGTAGTTATACCAAGATTAGTTAAATTAGCCAAGATACTTGAAAAAGTTTTTCTCGGAGCACGACCTGCATCAAAAGAAGCAGTATCAGTTATTGCTAAAACATACAAAGAACGTCTAGCAACTTCTATTAAAAACAATCTTGGAAAATATGCTCTAGCAACAAGTGCTGGATGGACAATGGGAATAAATGCATTAATGAAGTGGGCAGAAGGCGGTAATAATTTTGATCCTGCAGATCTTGGGAAACCAAACAATTCAAAAATGCCTTCAGTTGATGCTATGGGCAATGTTACAGGTGCAAGTAATTAAATGATTAATAAACCAACACTTACTGAATCGATGTCGCAACTTCGACAACGATTGCACGACATTGAACAAGGCAATGTTAATGAAGGCATCGGGCAGGCGGCAATAGATTTGGCTGCTGATGCTGCCAAGGCTGGTTGGAAGAAACTAACCGGCAAAGCTGCTGAAGAAGCATTGGTCAAAGAGCTTGGTGAAAAAGTAGTAATTAAAAAGAAATCAGGTGAAGAACTTATTTTGCAACTGGAAAAAGATGGCAAGTATCATTTAAAAGATACTACTCGGGCAATTGAGAATGAGGTAAAGTATACTCCAGAACAAGTGAAAGATATAAAGGACAGATTTGATCCTCCAAGAAAAGAACCAAGTATCCCTCCTGAAGCAACCGAACCACATCCCACATTGTTAGGGCCTGATGGTAAGCCACTACAAGTACCTGCAAAGCCAAAGCCAGCTATAACTGATCCAGTTGTAAAAGCAATAGCAGATGTACCAATATCTACTGATGTTCCTGAAATTGTAAACATGGGATCATTGTATCAGTACTTTCAAGAACACAAGCCAGAAGAATTAAAGAAACTGGCACAGAATCCAACTGCAAATACAGGCTTTTGGAATGCGGCCACGGGGAAGGCAAAGAGCAACAAGGGTAAAATTATTACAATTGCGGCTTTGCTTTTATTATTATATTTCTGGGCCAGTCCGGATAAAACAAAAGAAAAAGATTCAACAGCCAATGCAGGCAGCAAAACAAGTGAGGACGGTAGTGCTCCAATTGGCACTGTAATACCCGGCGATGAAATGAATTGGTTAATTATCAATGCAGGAAATCTTGCAGGACAATCTATTACTAAAGGCAAAGACGGTGTATGGAAAGCAGAAAAGGGTGCTACTGCTACTGATCCAGCAGTAATTAAAAAGATTGAAGAAATTGCAAAACAATCGCCGGAACAAAGAAAACAAAATCTAGCCAATCAAAAAAACTTTAGTGTGTTTTTGTGGCCACCCAGCGGTGGCGGCGTCGAGCCCGATATAGCAACAGGCAAGTCTGATACAGTACCCACAACAACTTGGGGTCAAAGATGAGTCAATGGAATGTAACGTTTACAGACGGCTCGTTTGTTATAATGAAAGATGTGCCGGCTGGTGTATCTGAAGCCGATGTTAGAAAAGAAATATCACAACAACCTAAATACAAAGATAAAAAAGTTGCTAATGCAGTAAATCTAGATAGTGCTAATTCTACGCCTGGCCCTATTACTAATAAACCACCTGCCGAGAAGCCACCTGCTAAAGTCAAGCCTACAGTCAAGCCACCTGAAACAGTCAAACCGGAAGTAAAACCAGAAGTAAAACCAGTACCGGACAAGCCAGCTCCATCCGATTCAGTTATAAACGATATTGTTGCACAAAAAGAAAAAGAAGCAGCAGATGCTAAAAAAGCGGCAGCTGAAGCAGAAAAAAAAGCTCGTGAAACTAAGGACGCAAAGGATAGGCAAGAGGCACTTGATGCACAACGAGAAGCTCGCATATCACAAGAAAAAGTCGATCAGGCTAAACGAGATGCCGAAGAAAAGAATAAAATAATTGGCGACTTTAAAAGAGACGGCGAAGAACGAGTTAAACCAGAAGTTAAACCAGCACCAGAAGTTAAACCAGCACCAGAAGTTAAACCAGAAGTTAAACCAGCACCAGAAGTTAAACCAGCACCAGAAGTTAAACCTCCGGCGGCATCTACTACAACTGAACCTCCTAAATCAAACGAGCCAGAAGGACCTGGATTATGGGATAAGATAAAAAGCGGTGCCAAAGAAATAGGCCAAGCTATCGGCGGTGCATTGACACCGAGTAATACACCTACTGAGCCTGCTCTAACACCTGCACCTCCTTCTAAAGAACAACTAAAATCTGACATTGAAAAAAAGCTAGATGAATTAGACAAATCACCCGATCCAGCAGCCAGAGAAAGAGCAAAAATTGCTAGAGCTAAATTAAACGGACAACCGGGTGGCGAACCCGGTGGGCCAGGTAGTGGTGCTAAAGTTCAAGACACTGGTACCAAACCTGGAGGAGGCGGCAAGACAGATATAGATAATACTAGTAAGCCCGGTGTAGATGGAACTGGTGCAGGTCAGAGTACGGATAAGAAAAAGACAGGGCCAGGCAAATCGTTTGATAATCCGCTCGGAAATCAACCAGGTGCCGGAACAGGGCAACAAGGAGCCCCAGGTACAGGCCCGGCAGCAGGGACAGCGGCAGGAGTTAATCCGGGCACATCTACTAAACCTGTACCAGCGGGCGACTCAGATGTTGATGGAGACAAAATAAGAAAGCAACGCCGGGAACAAGAAGCTGAACTTAAAAGATTAAAAGCATTGCCTGATAAAAACGGCACTACCCCGCCGGGCGGATGGAGAGATGCTGGATTTGGTACACGAGTATGGAGAGGCGGGCCTGGAACAGATCCAAAATGGAAGAACTATGTATTCAATGACGGAGATATAATGCCGGCTGGTAACTACAGTACAGGAGTTGGGAATTCAAGAACAACTACATACAGTGGTAACGCTGGAACAGATCAATTTGATAGGCAAGGAGTCGATAATCTATTATACGATAGGGAAAGGCAAGCACAGGAAATAGCAAGATTAAAAAAACAAAAAGGCGTAAACGAAGATTTTGATAGAATATTAACGCTAGCAGGCCTTAACAAGTAATCAAAGTGGCAGATTTATTCTGCCATTTTCACCTCTAAAATATCTAACAGCTTGCATACACACGATAAGTAGTATATAATAGGCATATACATTAGGAGAGTTACAATGGGTGGTCGTTCATACGGTGCAGAAGAAAAGGCAAAGCTAGAGCGTTTGATTACAGAAGGATCCACAGTCCTTCGCGAAATTGACGACTTACAAGTGGGACTAAAGGAAACAGTGCAGGCAGTAGCAGAAGAATTACAAGTCAAAGCCAGTGTTATCAACAAAGCAATCAAGATTGCACACAAGGGCGATTGGAGTACTTACAATCAAGATTGGGAAGAAATTGAAGCAATTTTAGATATCACAAAGCGTATCTAATAAATATCAGCAGTAAGGGTCAGCGGGCCATAAACCGCACGTAAGGTATTTGTCAGCCGAAAATGACATATGGAGAACTAATGAGCTATGTAGACGCATGGTTTGACCGCGATAACGACGTTATCAAAGTGGTTGAACGAAATAAGAAAAACGAGCGTGAGTATCGTGACATTCCTGTCAAACACACGCTGTATTACAAAGACCCTCGTGGCAAATTTCAAAGTATTTACGGCGATGCACTTAGTCGCATTGTTTGTAAAAATACAAAAGACTTCCGCAAGGAACAAGCAATCAATTCAGGTAAACAATTATTTGAAGCTGATATCAATCCAGTGTTTGTTTGTCTAAGTGAAAACTATCTAAACGCAGAACCTCCAAAACTCAATGTGGCATTTTTTGACATTGAGGTGGACTTTGATCCAGAACGTGGCTATAGCACTCCTGAAGATGCTTTTATGCCAATTACTAGTATTGCAGTTCACCTACAATGGTTGGAAACACTGGTGTGTTTTGCAGTACCTCCAAAGACACTGACTTGGGAAGAAGCACATGAAGCTGTTAAAGATTTCCCCAACACTATGCTGTTTAAAACAGAAGCAGAAATGTTGGATGCATTTTTAGATGTTATTCAAGATGCTGATATGCTGAGTGGTTGGAATTCGGAAGGCTATGATATTCCATACACTGTGAATCGTGTAACCAAAGTACTGAGCAAAGACGATACAAGACGTTTTTGTTTGTTTGGCCAGTATCCCAAACGTCGTGAATATGAAAAGTTTGGCAAGAAGGCCATTACATATGACTTTATTGGGCGGGTACACTTGGACAGTCTTGAACTGTATCGCAAATACACATATGAAGAACGTCACAGTTATCGACTGGATGCTATTGCTGAATATGAACTGGGCGAACGTAAAACCCAATATGAAGGCACATTGGATCAGTTGTACAACAATGATTTTAAAACATTCATTGAATACAACAGACAAGATACTATGCTGTTGGATCGACTGGACAAGAAATTAAAGTTTATGGATCTTGCCAACACATTGGCACACGAATGTACTGTGTTGCTACAGACCACAATGGGTGCAGTAGCAGTGACTGAACAGGCCATTATCAACGAATGTCACAGACGTGGATTCCAAGTACCCAATCGTACTAAAATGGATGAACGTGAAGACAGTCAAGCGGCTGGTGCTTATGTTGCTTATCCTAAAGAGGGCATTCATGACTGGATTGGTTCGCTAGACATTAACAGTCTTTATCCCAGTGCTATTCGTGCATTGAACATGGGTCCGGAAACTATTGTAGGACAGTTGCGACAGACCAAAACAGAAGAATTTATTGAACTGCAAATGGCCAAGGGCAAATCGTTTGCGGCATCATGGGAAGGTGTGTTTAGTAGTTTAGAATATGAATGTGTAATGAATCAAGAGATTGGTACAGACATCACCATCGACTGGGAAAACGGAGACACTGATGTTGTCAGTGCTGCCGAAGTATATAGACTGATATTTGAAAGTAATCAGCCCTGGATTCTCAGTGCTAACGGTACTATTTTTACCTACGAAAAAGAAGGTATTATCCCTGGCTTGCTCAAACGTTGGTATGCTGAACGTAAAGAGATGCAGGCCAAACTAAAGGAATGTATCAAAAGTGGCAACAAAGTTGAAGAAGAATACTGGGACAAGCGACAGTTGGTCAAGAAGATTAACCTTAACAGTTTGTATGGTGCTATTCTCAACAGCGGTTGTAGGTTTTTTGACAAGCGTATTGGACAAAGCACTACACTGAGTGGCAGACAGATTGTTAAACACATGGCTGGCAAGGTCAATGAAATTGTCACAGGAGATTATGACTATCGTGGCAAAGCAATCATCTATGGTGATACCGACTCATGTTATTTCTCGGCTTACAAAACTCTTGAAAAAGAAATCGTAGCAGGTAAGATTCCTTGGACCAAGGAAAGTGTGGTACAGTTGTATGACCAAATTGCTGACGAAGTAAACAATACGTTTCCACAGTTTATGTTGGACACATTCCATGTGCCCAAATCACGTGGAGAAGTTATCAAAGCAGGTCGTGAGATTGTAGGCAGTAAAAGTTTGTTTATTACTAAGAAGCGGTATGCTGTGTTGTATTATGACAAAGAAGGCAAGCGTAGTGACATAGAAGGTAAGCCTGGTAAGATCAAGGCCATGGGATTGGATCTTAAACGTAGTGACACGCCAGAATTTATTCAAAACTTTCTTAGCGATGTTCTTGAAATGGTATTGATGGGCAAGCCTGAACAAGAAGTACTGGATCATATCAGTGAGTTTAGACTACGGTTTAAAAGTAGGCCTGGTTGGGAAAAAGGCAGTCCAAAACGTGCCAATAATATTACTGAATACGAAGCCAAAGAAAAGAAAGACGGAAAAACTAATATGCCTGGACATGTACGTGCAAGTATCAATTGGAATACACTGAAACGTATGTACCAAGACAAATACAGCATGGGCATTACCGACGGTGCAAAGGTTATTGTTTGCAAGTTAAAACAAAATCCCATGGGCTTTACTAGTGTTGCATATCCTGTAGATGAACTACGTCTTCCTCAGTGGTTCAAAGATCTTGCATTTGACCACGCTGAAATGGAACAGACTATTATTGACAACAAGTTGGATAACTTGATTGGTGTGTTGAAATGGGATGTACGTAGCACAGAAGAAAAGAATACGTTTAACAGTTTATTCGAGTTTTAATATGAAAATTATAATTGCAGGATATGGATTTGTGGGTAAAGCAGTGGCAAAGACACTGCGTACCAAACACGAAGTTGTTATTGTAGATCCAAAATACACAACTGATACAATTGCAGATAATCACGACGCAGACGGTTTGATTATTTGTGTTGACACTCCAACATTGGATGGAGTATGCGATATAGGAAATGTTGCAAACGTAATGGATACGGTTCCTATCTTTATGCCCGTGCTGATTAAGAGTACTATTACACCGGGCACATTAGTAGCAATGGAGGAATTGTACAGCAATCACTCAATTGTGTATAATCCAGAGTTTCTAAGAGCACGTACTGCTGATCAAGATTTTGTTGATCAAAGATCGTGTGTGCTGGGTGGGGAAGATCCTGAAGGGTTTTGGCAGGAACTGTTTACAAGCGTATTGCCAAATTGTAAACTGTTCTTTCACTGCACTACTGTGGAGGCAGCAACAGTCAAATATGGCATTAACGCATTCTTGGCAACAAAGGTTGCGTTTTTTAATCAGTTGTATGACATTTGCGAACAAAACGGTGCTGATTATAAAATGGTCAGACAAATGATCACACACGATAGTCGCATTGGTAATAGTCATACCTTAGTGCCGGGATTAGATGGTGAACGTGGTTTTGGTGGAGCATGTCTTCCCAAAGACACAGAGGCATTTGTACACTATGCCAATAACATCGATGCACCATTTAGTATACTAAATGAATCGGTGGAATATAATAAGAAGGTTAGGAAAAATCCTTGACATTGTCAAAAAACCTAAGTATAATCATAACATATGGAGAATCACATGAAACACTTTTTACAAGATCTAGTAGCACATACACACAGCTTGGGCTTTTTGCCTTTGGTCAAAGTATCATCAACTACTAAAGAAACAAGCATTGAATCAATGGCAGAAGATCGTTCAGTTATTGTCAACGCAAAAACACACAGTCCAGTTGATGACTTTGAAGGTGTGTTTGGTATGCCTAACTTAAACAAACTGGACATCCATTTAAAGTGCCCCGAGTACAAGGAAAATGCAACTATTTCAGTTGTTAAACAAGAACGCAATGGAGAAACAATTCCCACAGGATTGCATTTCCAGAACGGACTTGGAGATTTTCAAAACGATTATCGTTTTATGAATCAAGACATCATCAATGAAAAATTGAAAAGTGTTAAATTCAAAGGTGCCAAGTGGGATATTGAATTCCAACCAAGTATGGCTAGTATTCAACGTCTTAAGTTCCAAGCAAATGCACACTCAGAAGAACAAACTTTCCAAGTTAAAACAGAAGGCAATGATTTAGTGTTTAGCTTTGGTGATGCAAGTACACATGCGGGCTCGTTTGTTTTTCAAGCAGGTATAGATGGTAAATTACGTCAAACATGGTCGTGGCCTGTTAATCAAGTCCAAAGTATTTTGAATCTGAACGGTGATATCACAATGCGTATTGCAGATGCAGGTGCATTGAATATTACAGTCGATAGTGGAATTGCTGTATACGATTATATATTGCCAGCACAAAGCAAGTAATGACTGAACTGCATAAACGCACGTTACTTAGAACAGTAAGTTACAGAATAATTGCATTGTTAATAACTGCTATCTGGACTGGTATAAGCGATGCGATAGTAATACATATTATTCTAACTGCTGTTCATTATGCCATGGAAAGAGTATGGCTTAAAATTAAATGGGGGAAAATAGAATGACTTTAGATCAAATTTTAGTAGCATGTGGTGTATGGGCATCATTAATGGTTATTTGTTACACACATAGTGGTTGGCGTAATATGCGAGACTGTTATGGTATGTGGTTTACAAAAGAGTATTGGACTAGTTACAATACTGTAGAGTTTATAAGCTGGGTAGCAAAAGCCATTATTATTATTCCAGGTTTAATCTTTGGCATTCAAATCTGGGAATTATACTACCTGACACTATTAACTAGCGTAACACTTATTTGGGCAAGCCGCAAAAAGGCCCTGCCTACCCTAGTAGGATTTAATACTATGTGGGCGTGGCTAAGTTTGATGGTACTAGCACAACATTGGATTTAAATGAATAAGAACTTAACAGCACATCAAAAAGACTATGCATATTTCCTGCCAGCAACATCAGGATTTTATAGCACGTATATAGGTAAACAACGCTACAGCAACTATGTTGACCCTGCACGTATTCCTGCCAGCTTTGGGCCACTTGGTATTGAAGCAATGAATTACTTGAATCCCAATGCGGCATTTTACTTTGATCATTGCTTGTATTCAGCTGGACATGCCAACTTGGATTTGACAAAACCTGATCCCAGTGAAGATATGTTTCGCAACAGAGATCGCTCAACAAGTTGGGTACTAGGTGATTCAGGCGGATTCCAGATTGGTAAAGGTGTATGGGAAGGCGAGTGGAATGATCCTACAGGTGCTGAGGTAGCACAACGTATGGCCGAAGCAGTTGCCAAGGGTATTGAACTTGTTCCGCAAGTACATCCAACTGGTCATCCTAAAACTGACAAAAACGGCAATCCAAAGTATACCAAGATTGATCATGTTAAAATTTATCAAGCCAAATTAGATGCGGCACAAAAGAAACGTGAGCAAGTTCTAACATGGATGGATTCATTAATGGATTATGGTATGGTGCTTGATATTCCAGCATGGGTAGGCCGTAGCCCAGTTGGTGCTAAGAACAGTGGTATTGCCAGTTATGAACAATCAGTTAGTGCTACCAAGTACAACAACGAATACTTTATTAAGCATCGCACAGGTGCTTGTAAATTCTTAAATGTTTTACAAGGCGAAAATCACGGTCAAGCAGAAGATTGGTATCAGCAGATGAAAGACTTCTGCGATCCAACAAAATATGAACGTCCATTTAACGGATGGGCTATGGGTGGACAGAACATGTGTGACGTAGACTTAGTGCTACGCAGACTAGTTGCATTAAAGTTTGACGGACTATTAGAACAAGGTCAACAAGACTGGATGCACTTCTTGGGTACAAGTAAACTCGAATGGGCATTATTACTGACAGACTTGCAACGTGCTATTCGTAAATATCACAATCCCAATTTTACAATCAGCTTTGACTGTGCTAGTCCATTTCTTGCTACTGCTAATGGACAGATTTATGTTCAAACAGAAATTACAGACAGACAAAAGTGGTTGTATAGAATGTTGCCAAGTTTAGACAACAAGAAGTATAGTCAAGATACACGCCTGTTCCAAGATGTAGTTGTACAAGACAAACACTTTAAATCGTTTACTACTAGTCCATTAATGGACGGGGTAGAAGTTAAAGATATTTGCATCTATGGTCCGAATGATGTTAACAAAATTGGTAAAGTTGGCAAAACAAGTTGGGATAGTTTTACCTATGCAATTATGATGGGCCATAATGTTTGGTTACATTTGAACAGCGTACAAGAAGCAAATCGTCAATATGATGCTGGACTATGTCCAGCTATGTTAGTGGACGAAAAGTTTGACCGTATCTATTTCAAAGATGTAGTAGATGCTATCTTTAGTGCTCCTGATAGGGCAACTGCGGTTGCTATCATTGATGGCTTTGATAAATTCTGGCAAGCTATTCCAGGCACCCGAGGTGCTACCGGTAAGAAAACAGTTAATGCTAGCGGAATGTTCTCCGCTTTGTTTGACGAAGTGGAAGAAGATAGTGTACAATTAGTAGACGAAGAAGAATTTGATACTCAAAAGTTAGATGATTTAGAATCCGGTGTATAGCATTACCCGTGAAAATTTTCATGAAAAGAGTTATAAAATGACATTACCTGATGAAAGATATCGAGCAGTAGTACAGACTCAAAAGTTTTTACTTGAGATTTTGTCTACTCCCCGAGTTCCAAAAAAAATTAAAGACGATGCCAGATGGTGTTTGCGTCATTATCCCAGCGAATACGACATGCAAATTGCGGCAAGAGGTTCTCCTGAAGTGTTCCAAAAACAAATGGAAGATGTAACTAGAATGTTTAAACAATACGAGCAAACTAAAAATGAAGCGTAGCCTAATTGTTGGTATGGGTATAGGACAGTTGTACAAAACTGTTCTAGAAAAACTTGGCCACGAAGTTATAACTGTGGATCAAGATCCTAAGAAAGTTGCAATGTATACATCTGTAGATCAAGCAGTTCTTATCCATAAGATTTTTGACACTGCACATATTTGTACTCCTAACTTTACACATTTTGATATTGCAAGTAAAGTTGCACCGTGCAGTAAAATTGTGTTTATTGAAAAACCTGGTGTTTCGAATAGTTTTACGTGGCAACGTTTACTAGAAGAATACAAGTATACTCGTTTCATCATGGTTAAGAACAACATGTGGCGTAGTAATATTACTGAATTGAAAGAGTTGGCTGCACGGGCCAAGACAGTGAAGATCAAATGGATACGTAAGAATTGTATTCCTAGTCCTGGAAGTTGGTTTACTACTAAAAAATTATCATTCGGTGGCGTTAGTCGAGACTTGATGCCACACTTGTTAAGTTTATATATTGCTATGAATCCACTGTGGCGAGCGGACAAAGTTAAAGGTAGCACTACACTAGCGGCTTGGCAGTTAGAAGATATTGACAGCACAGACTACGGTGTTATCAATCCTAACGGAACATACGATGTAGACGATGTATGTGTTATTGACTTTGCTAACAAATGGTCATGTGCCGCTAACTGGCGTAGTATGTTAGATGATGATAGTTCCATTGAATTTTTCATGGAAGATAACAGTGTGGAACGATTTGAACTGGGATGGTGTCCTGAAGAAGCATATCAGGCCATGATCAAGGAAGCAGTTGATCGAGTGGATGATGCTAAATTCTGGATAGAACAATACGAGCAAGACACCTGGATACACGGAGTAATTGAAAAACTATGACAAGATGTTTGCAAACAACTGGGCAAGGTTACTTTGAACAAGTAACATATGATATTCCTCCGTTAACTGAAGATGAAATTTGTGTTCGTGCTGTTATGACCGGCGTATGT